TGGAGTGACCGAGAGGTCAACCTCACTGAGGCGTTCATCATCGTGTCATGGAACAAGGAAGTGGACATTAAAGACCGCATCACTTGGACCCATGCCGAGACCGGCACCACCCGTACGTTCAAGGTGGTAGGTACGAACAAGGAAGACACCGTAACCACCGCTACACGTTGCCGAGTGGAGGCGTTGAGAGATGCCTAAGCGCGGAGACTTCAACCACCTTACGGAGGTTGTACGGACCCTTGCGAACGAGGATGACCGTATGGCGGAAAATTTAGCGGAGTACATCGCGGGACGAGCCCAAATTTACGCCCCGTTCCGTACCGGGCGCTTGTCCTCTCGCATTCGAGTTTCCTCTACGGGGAACGGAAAGCGTGCTGTCATCTCTGACACCAGCGGTCCGGGTATCCGAGAGTATGCGGCATACAACGAGTACGGCACGCGGTACATGGAAGCCCAGCCGTACATGCGCCCCGCAGCAACAGATGGCATACGTCATGCCCCGGTCGTAGGGGCACAAATGGGCCGCAGGGTCGAAGCGTCAGCTAGGACAGGGAGGGTGGTCTAATGTCGGCAACCATTCGCGATATTTACTCCTACCTGGTCACCAAGCTAGAAGGAGATACGACCCTCCAAGGGTGGGGCGTAGATGTGTTCGCACTCGCTGCCCCTGAAGACCAGCCGTGTCCCTATATCTTGATCGAGCGTCAATCCGGCGTCCATAAATATACCTTGGGCGAAGGTAACTCTCTGGTTACACACTGGATCTTTCTGAAGTCGGTCACGACCGGGGAAGACGGCGGAAAGCTCGGACGCCAGATAATGGACCGGGTAAACGATCTGTTGACTCATCAGCGGCCTACGATTGCTAGCGGATATGTAGCCAGGATCGAAGCCACTACCGATACCGAATACATCGAGGCAGAGACCGGAAATCTCCAGTTCTTCCACGTAGGAACTGTGTTTAAGTTCGTTCTCGGCAACAACTGAATATCGTAAAATAGGAATAGACGAAAGGACAGGCCCATGAGCACACCTAAGAAAAAGCCTGCATTCAAGGTCGAAGGAGAGCCCGGCCCGGAAAAGGTCGCCCCTTCTAAGGACAAAGGCCCAGAGGTCTATCGTGTTCTCACGGGCCTGAATTACGGCGATAAGAGAGCCGACGCAGGTGACCTCGTAGACGATCTTCCTGAGAAGTCCGTTAAGTGGCTGCTGGCCGATGGCCATATTCAGAAGGAGAACTAATCCATGGCTTTCAATCACGGCTCTGCCGCTAAGATTCTTCTCGACGGATTCAATGCCTCTAACGTTCTTAATGAGGTCAGCGAAGAAGGAGAGCAGGATAATGCGGAGGTTACCGTACTAGGGGACTCTGCCAAGTCCTACATCCCCGGATTACGGGATGCCACAGTTAAGATGTCTGGGTTCTATGACCACGACGTTGTAACCGATGCTAACGCTTTCAGTTACAAGATTAACTCTTTGCTACGTCAGGAAACACACGCTACGTATCTCCCTGCTGGAGATACTCTAGGCGGCCCGGCATACCTGCTAAAAGGTATTCTGAGCAGCGACGAAATTAGCGCATCTGTAGATGACGCCGCAGAGGTTGATATCGAATTTCAGAACTGTACAGGTATGGAGTCGGGTAAGACTCTGCACCCCCTAGCGGCTCGCACTGCTACAGGCTCTGCAACCGGTATAGACAACAGTGCCCCTTCTACAAACGGTCTCTCTGCTGTCTTACATGTAACTGCGGTATCTGGAACCGCTACCCCAACCGTTACCGTTAAGATTCAGCATTCCTCTGACTCTACAAACGGTGTAGATGGCGCCTGGGTAGATCTGGCAACTTTTGCGGCTGCTACAGCCAAGGGTTCTCAGTATGTCTCAGTAACTGGCACAGTAAATGATTATGTACGGGCCCAGTGGACAATTACAGGGACCACTCCGTCTCTTTCTTTCCATGTGGCTGCAAGGCGCAAGTAACTCCATCGTCTCACCTAATTCATGGTATTCTAGGTGGAGTGATTTCGCCACCTTGGCCAAGGTTCGAAAGGAAAATCAATGACATTCAATCACGGTTCCGTAGCGAAGATGTCGTTAGATGCTAACGATGTCTCTCTCTACCTAAACGAGGCCGGTCTAGAGCGCGAGGTTGACACTGCTGAGACTTCCGCTCTCGGTACTGTTGCCAAGACTTACGTCCCCGGTCTGACTGACGCTACCTTCAAGCTTTCCGGCATGTTTGACCCTACCTTTGATGCGTTAATGGACGGTTTCCACGGCGACGCCTCCATTCCGTTCGTGTACCGCCCTGCTGGCGACGGTGCCGGTACAAAGCCTGAGTATGTTGGTAGCTGCATTCTCAGCTCCTATGAGATTTCGACCTCTGTCGATGACATGGCCGAAATTGACGCTGAGTTCCAGGTCACTGGTCCTGTAACACGACAGACTCAGGCACCGTGATCCTAGCCTAACCTTGCTACACCTTAGAGGGCACACATTCTTATCGAGAGGGCAATGTAATGAGCGAGTTTCTGAATCTAGATGCAATTCTGGCCGCACCGGACGTTACCGAGTCCGACGTAGACGTTCCTGAGTGGGGCGGTAAGGTCAAGGTCAAGGCGCTTAGTAAGGCTGACCAGATCCGCGTACGTAAGGACGCCACAGACAATAAGGGTAACGTCGATGACGTTCGTATGGAGGGCGGCCTCTTAGTCGCGGGGGTTGTTGAGCCCGCGCTAGAGACTAAGCACATTCCGGACCTATTCGCTAAGTCCGCTTCTGCTGTCGACAAGGTTCTACAGGCTATCCTGGGTGTTTCGGGTATGACCGAGGATGACAAGACCGCCGTAACTAAGGCGGAGGATGCCTTCAAAAGTTGACACGGAGTTGCTGAACCTTATGTTCCTCGCGGAGAAAAGAAGGATCTCTTTGAGTGAACTATTGCACGGTGTGTCTACTCCTTTAAGTGCCCAGGAATATATCCTGTGGATGGCGTACTACAAGTACAAAGCCGCTGAGGAAGAAAAGGCATCTAAGAAGGGTTCTTCCGGTAAAGGCAGTCGAGGGTCCCAAGAAGAACAGCAAGCCGCTAAACCCACTATGGGTCAGCAAAAAAGATAATACGAATACATGGGGCCATAGCCGCCAGGGCCATCCCGGTCCTGGCGGTTCTTTTATGAGAGGTGGTGTTGCACATGGCTGAAGTCGCTAGGCTAACGATTACTGCTAGTGCGAACACAACTAAAGCAATAGCAGGTCTCTCTAAGGTTGACCAAGCCGTAAAACGGCTTAACGGTCAAACCGCCAATGTCAATGTCACCGCTGATACTGCCCGAGCGATTGCATCCCTAAACGGGGTATCCACTCGTCTAAGCCGGATTAACGGAAACAGTGCAAGAACAACTGTTACCACGAATACTACCGATGCAGACACGGGTATCGCTCGGGTAAGCGCTGCTATGTCTCGCGTATCTGGCAGGCGTGCCAACGTAGTAGTTACTGCGGATACCGCCCGAGCACAGATAGGTCTAGCAGGTGTAAGTGCCGCTATGCGACGCGTAGACGGTCAATCTGCCCGTACCACGGCGTCAACAGATCGTACAAGCGGCGGTTTTAACAGACTAGCTGGGGCATCCAACACCGCTAGTGGCGGCATGGGTCGCATGGGTCGTGTAGTCCTATTTGCCTCTCTTGGACTTACCGCACTTCAGCCTGTAATGGTCGGTGCCGTAGGCGCTACAGTAGGATTAGCAGTAGGGTTAGGCACCGCGAGTGCGGCAGCAGGAGTATTTGGTTTAGCCATTTTGGCTGCCATGAAAAACTCTACTGCTATGAAAGCTTCCGTTGACCGAGTGAAAACTTCATTCGCGGCCTTTGGGCGCGCTGTGGCTCCCATTGTAGCCTCACCCGTAAACACGGTTCTACGGGCTATTGCCGCGTCGTTCATGAAGTTAGTCCCTCTTGTGCGAGCTGTAGCTCCCGTAGCTAATGCTGTCGCTAACGCTTTCCGGCGCTGGGTAGCCGTACGCCTTGACGGATGGGTTTCCTTCCTGGCCACTAACGGCGTACCTGCCTTACGCAACTTTATGATGGCAGGTAGAAATCTCTTAGCCGTCATCGGGTTTATGGTCCGAGCGTTTGCGAGTCTTGGAATTTCCATTTCTGCCTCTCTAGCCAGGGCTACTGCCTCTATGCGCAACTGGGCAGCCGGGGGAGGGTTCCAGCGTTTCGCGGCATATGTTCGTTCACAAGGACCCGCCATTAAAGCGTTCTTCCACGCGCTAGGTGGAGCGATCCGCACTGTAGCTCAGTCTATGGCACAGCTAGGCCCCGTGGGTCTGTCTCTGGCTACGGTATTCCTTCGCATCATTGCGTCTATGCCGCCCTCCCTAGTAACGGCGTTGGTTTATGCCTATCTAGCGCTCAAGGCAGCAATGCTAGCAAATGCTGTCGTCACATCTTTGTACGCGGCCTCTATGTCCTACTTGGGCGGAGTGACCCTACTTACTCGACTACGGGTTATTGGCCTAACGGCTGCTAGCATCGGATATAGGATAGCGGCGGTTGCGATCTCCCTTGCCACGAGAGCATGGGCTGTCGCGCAATGGTTCCTAAACGGGTCCCTACTCGCATCTCGTATACGGGTTATAGGGCTTATGGTTGCTGCTGCTGCGTACCGTGTAGCAGCCTTTGCTATCGTTATAGCTACACGCGCCTGGGCAGTAGCTCAGCTACTTTTGAATGGCGCTTTGATTGCTGCTAGTATTCGTATGGTTGCGCTTATGACAGCATCCATAGCTTACCGGGTAGCAGCTTTGGCGATTTCTGTTACTACTCGCGTATGGGCTGCTGCTCAGTGGCTGCTAAATGCTGCAATGTACGCAAACCCTATCGGCCTACTTATCGCCGGTATTATACTTCTAGTCGCAGCAATTGTCTGGATTGCCACAAAGACTACTTGGTTCCAAACTGCGTGGACCTATACATGGAATTTCATTAAGACGGTTTCTCTTGCCGTATGGAACTTGATGAAAACAGTATTCTTCACCGTAGTAAATGCCTTGGGTTCTAAGTGGGGTTGGTTCATCGCTCTTCTTGGTCCTATAGGCTGGTTAATTGCCCTAGCTACCCACTGGAGGGTTGTTTGGGGCGCCATGAAAACAGTAGCGTTCGCAATCTGGAATGGGCTTAAAGCAGGGGCTCGTGGACTATGGTCCTTCTTGCGTATGATCTTTTTCGGTGGGCTTACAGGTATTCGTATTGCCTGGTCTGCCTCCTGGAACTGGGTTAAGAATCTATTCCTGAATGTAGCAAACTGGATCAATGCTAGGGCCCGCTCCTTCTGGGGTTTCCTGCGTACGATCTTTGGTGCTGGCCTAGCCTGGATTAGGCGTATCTGGTCAATCTCGTGGAACTGGATTAAAAACCTGTTCCTAAATGTCGCTAACTGGATCAATGCACGAGCGCGTTCCTTCTGGGGCTTCTTGCGTTCTATCTACAACAGTGGCACAACTTGGATCAGGCGTATATGGTCTGCATCTTGGAACTGGATCAAGAATCTATTCCTGAACGTGGCAAACTGGATCAATGCACGAGCCCGTGCCTTCTGGGGCTACCTGCGCTCTATTTACAATGCAGGTACTCTATGGATTCGTCACATTTGGTCTGCCTCCTGGAACTGGATCAAAAACCTATTCCTGAATGTAGCGAACTGGATTAATGCACGCGCGCGTTCTTTCTGGGGGTACCTGCGGGGACTCTACAATAACAGCCTGAATGCTATTAAGCGCGGATGGTCTATCGCCTGGAACTGGATGAAAAACCTGGTCCGGAATGTCTGGAACTGGATCATCGGCCGTGCTCACGCTTTCGCTGGGTTAATGAAAAGTATTTTCAGCCGCCTAGTAGGTGTGATTCGGAAGGTCTGGAATGGCCTGAAGGACATTTTCGCCAAGCCTATTAAATGGGTAATTGATGTTGTATTCAACAAGGGTCTTGTACCCCTGTGGAACAACACCGCCGCGAAGATTCCTGGCATCGGTAAGATGACCAAAGCTAAGGGATTCGCATCCGGCGGTTACACCGGCAACGGTGGGAAGAACAAGCCCAAGGGTGTAGTCCACGGTGGCGAATACGTCATTAAGAAGTCCGCGACTCAGCGCATGGAACGCAGAGCACCCGGTGCGCTTAAGTACATGAATACCACCGGCCGTATTCCCGGTTACTCAAGCGGCGGCCCGGTTGGGTATGCCGCAGGTGGTAAGGTCAAGGGAGACGACGACGACGGCGGTATTCTAGGCGATATCGTTGACTTCGGTAAGGGCGCTGTAAAGGGCGCTGTCAATATGGCTAAGGGCATCGGTAATGCCCTTAAGGACCTAGGCGAAGATGCCATCGGTTGGTCCACCGGCATGTTGATGATGGGTGCGGGTGACCTGTTCAAGAAAGCATGGGATGTTGTTGTAAACCCCATGAAGGCGGCTATCCCAGATGGCGGCCTTAGCGGTAAAAAGGGTAAGAACAACATCATGACCGAAGGTGTCAAGAAGATACCGGATGTCTGGCGAGACGCTATTGTCGAGCTGATCCAGTCCAAGGAAATGAGCATGAGCGGGTTCGTCCCGTTCCGCGCTTGGCAGGAAGGCGACGGCCGCAGGGTTAACTATCGTGGTGCGGCAATGAACTACCGCACAATGCTAATGGTTAAGCACGCGGAACGTATGACTAAGCAAGCAGCCAGCATTACGCAGGGTTCTTGGAGTCGAGGGGTAGCTGCATCAGCAGGCACCCACGATGGCGGCGGCGTACTGGATATTGCTCAGACTTCGGACAAATGGATCAAGGCCCTACGTGGTTCCGGTTTCGCAGCTTGGGCCCGTGGTGCTAAGTGGGGTTCACCTTCCTTCTCTCCCCACACGCACGCTGTTGCCGTAGGAGACCATCAGCTATCCAGTGGTGCCAAAGCCCAGGTAGCGGAATTCATGAAGGGTGGAGACGGTCTAGCCGGTAACAAGCCCGACCCCCACGCCGGTCTATTCGGCGGTGGCGGAATGGGTGGATCTGGTGTCCAAAGGTGGCGCGCACTAGCAGCACGAGCGATTAAGATGGGTGGCCTAGCGGCAAACCAGCTTGGCCCGTTCCTGAAGCTAATGCAAGCCGAGTCCGGCGGTAACCCCAACGCTCGTAACGGTTGGGACTCCAACGCTCGGGCCGGTATGGCGTCCGTTGGTCTAATGCAGGTTATTCCCCCCACCTTCAAGGCGAACCACGTAGCGGGTACTTCATGGAACATCATGGA